CCCGCACCAGCACCCGCACCCGCACCCGCACCCGCACCCGCAGCGGTACCATCGGAGGGGACTCAATGGATTGATGCGTTAGTAGCAGATATCAGGGCAGAGAAAAGCCCACGAGCGGACCCCGTTGAGGCGGTGGAGGATGCGCCAGCGGTGGAGGCGGAAGTGGTCAAGTCCGAAGCGAATGCGGCGGCCGCCGCGGGGATTTTGGACTTGTCGCCAGATAGGAGTACAAGCGGAGAAATTGACTATACGGAGCTCGCGGCGCCGCCGCCAGGGCTTCCCGAACCCAAGACGGGGGAGTCGTATGGGAATAATAGCAAGGGAGAGCTGATACTCCCGGCGCCCCAGGAGGGTGGAGAGGTTATAGGGGAAGGGTCGTGCACTACAATGCATAGAGGAGGCGACTATAAAGCACAGGGGGTGGATACGTGTGTCTACATTCCCCAGGTCAGTTGTTCCAATAGGGGCAGAAAGACATTGCGTAGTTCTCGTGCTATGGAGTACGTCTCCCGCATCACTCGCGATGTACACGAATTGAAAGTCCAGGTGGCTGTGAGCAAGGCACTCGATGCACTCGAAACCGAAGGGCACGCCATTTCGAAGTTCTTCAATTTGGCGGCATCGACCTGCAATCCAGCGTTCAAACCGGAAGACAGGCGAGAGAGATGTACAGTCCGCGAACTCCAGGGTGATCCGACGCTCTTGATCAATCTAGTCACCCCCAAGCAGGGGGACACGCTAGCCAAGACCATACGAGACAAGTCAAAGCCCGATGGACTGACGAAGACGTCATTGAAGGGATTGATGCTTGCGATGGTGCGGCTGAATGCCAAGTCCATCACTCACAGCGACTCTCACTTCAATAATCTCGGGTGGCAGGGCGACCAACTTGTGATCTTCGACTGGGGGCGTGGTACGATGAACGATAAATCATTCAAGGGGTGGGTCAACGAATACATATCATGGAACGACTTGGAACAGTCTCAATGGAAGGGGTTCAGTCAGCATACGATACAATTCGCACTTCTCGATACTCTGATTGAGGCAAAGATGATGAAGAAGCAAGGACTGTATAAAACGGTACATTCTGTCTGGGACAGTCTCGGGCTGTTAGGACCCGCACGTGCGGCAGGAATTGTATCCGAGTCAAAAAGTGCGACCTTCGCTGCGGATGTATTCGCGGCGATCAAGGGGAATCCAAAACAATCCTTGACTGAACGGCTCATCGACACGCTTATCCCGTCCTTATTCGAAGACCCACCGGCTATCCACCCAGTTGTAGCCGAGAGACCTATGCCTCCCGCAGAGGCAAACGCATTGAGTCGCATCATTCCCTCAGTGGTTGAGGTTGAGGCTCCGGCTGCGGCTCCGGCTCCAGACAGGAAGCTCGAAGACATGAAGGAAGCCTGTCGGAAACTCCTTGCACCCGGAGGAGGTACTAGGCGGAAGGGGCTTCCCCGACTTTTGTGAGTGCCTCGCGACACGCCATCTGCTCGGCTTTTTTGCGCGTGGACCCAACGCCAACCCCGTAGACCTTGCCTTCCACGAACACCGCCACCACAATCTCGTTCTTCTTGGGGTCGTTGGACCGCATCTCGTATCCGGGCGTGCACCGAAACTCCCGCTGGCAGTACTTCTGGAACAGGTCCTTGAAGTTCGTAGCCGAGTTCACAATCTCATCAATGTCCAGGTAGGTCTCCATAACGGTGGTTACAAATGCATAGACAATGGCAAACCGATTGCCACAATCTGTCCATAGCGCCCCGAGGAACGCCTCAAAGATATCGCCCAGCTTCTTGGCATTGTTGCGTCCGTCAATCGCCACCGAGTCCTCATTGTGGCGGGAAATCACGTAGAATCGGTTCAGACCCATGGTCTTGGACAACTCGCCCAGCCGCTCATTGTTCACCAGCTCCTTGCGCGCATCCGTCAAGAACCCCTGCTTCTTCTCCGGGTAGCGCTTCCGTAGGTAGGTGGCAATGCAGACGCCCAGCACGGAGTCCCCCTCAAACTCCAGACACTCGTAGCTCTCGTCCTGCAGGGGCATTACGCCGTGAGGACAGGGTGCCAGTTCAGCAGGTTGTCCGTCCGGAGTGGTGTATTCGGAGCGGCGGACATATGTGGTGTGGACCATTGCCGTCTGAAACACCTTGCGATGCGTCACACGATAATGGGGAAGACCATGCCGATGGAGGATACGATGAATATCGTGCTCGGTGAAGGGTCGGTTACCAGGGTTGTAGGGTGAGTAGGTCGCCATGTGACTTGTCAAGAGTATCTTGTCATGGATTCGTTTTTTTGGGTGGGAAAGATAAAATGGCAGGATTCTTTACAGGGAGGAAGCAGTCGAATGACATGCTGCCCAAGGTGACGAATGACATGCTGCCCAAGGTGAAAGCGGTGCGGGAAGCGCTAACCAGTGTGGGAATCGTGGATGGCGGGGTGATTCTTTCGTTGGAAAAAGCACGTGACCCGCGCAGGGATGCCGCGGACGATGCTGCAGCAAAGGCAGAGGAGGAGGCGGCGGCGGCGGAGAAGGCGGAGAAGGCGGAGAAAGTTAAATTCGGACAAGAGATGAAGTCCAACGTGCGCGCCTACATAGATAAGGCATCAGACGCAGCAGCGAAGGCGGCGAAGAGTCCGGACCAAGTGGAAACATTTGCCAAGGAGATCAAGACGAACCTCGACTCAGCCGCGGGGGGCATTGGTACATTGATCAGTAATGCGAAAGGACCGATGTTCTCCGCGGTGAAGGAGAAGTTGGCTGCTATGAAAACTGCGGTGGCGAATGCACAGGCGAAGGCGGCGGAGTTGGGGGGTTCGTCAGCGACACCCGCGCAACCGGCAGCGGCGGCGGCTTGCTGGGCAGAACATACAGATGGTGAGGATACTTGGTATGAAAGTCCGGGCAAAGCTTCAGTGTGGAAGGTTCCAGATGGGGAGAACAAGTGTGGTGGAGGATCCCGCCGTCGCAAGCGCGGAGGAGACAAGCCCTTGGGTCCCAAGCCCGATGGTGGTCGTCGCAAGACCCATCGTCGTCACCCTCGCAGGTTTACACGTCGTCGCCGGTAGCTGCGTTTTTTTGGGTGGGAAAGGTAAATGCCGTGGACGCCGAACTTCGCCTACAAGCGCACTCCCGAATTACAAAAAGCGAGAGAAGAAAACTTTATGGCTGCTGTCGACCGCGACGGGAGCATACGCGCCGAAATCGCCAGGGACAAAGCGGAGAAGGAGGAGGAGGAGAGGAAGCACAACATGACCCCGAAGCAGTGGCAAGCTGAAGTCGAAGGGAAGGAACGAGATAGGGAAGCGCGTTACGCGCTGGTGCGCGCGAAAGCCATAGCCGAGCGCGACGCCGCAGCGGCGCCTTGCTGGACATCGTCTGAACCAGACGGCGACGGCGTGAAAGCGTGGAAGCATACGGACGGAAGGTTTGCATGGGGTACGGGTGAGATGGGGATGACCCCTCCAGATGGTGGACCAAAATGTCCTGGCAGTGGAGGTCGCAGGCGTCGTGTCCGCGGTGGTGGTCCTAGCGGCGTAAAGCCCCTGCCAGCCGCAGGACGCCGTCGCAAGACCCGTCGTCGTCACCCTCGCCGGAAAACCTCTCGCCGTAAGCAGTAATGGGGCAACTTCAATCCTTTGCGTATAATCTTGGACCCGGCATCCCCGAGGAGCCACCAAAAACACAGACGGTCGTAGATGTAGCCACCTGCACCTACGACACGCCCTTGATCTGCGACATGGCGATTGGACTGGTCTTCTTCAACCCTGCCAAGTCCAAGCGGATGCTGATGAACTACCTGTATACGATTGAAAAATTGAAACGTGCCAAGCTGCCCTACTACACCTTGGAACTGGTCTACGGCAAGGAACAGCCCGAGATTGCCGATGCCTACCACGTCTACGCCAAGAATGCCATGTTCAACAAGGAGCAGCTCTGCCGACTGCTGGAACGCCGCATGCCGTGGCGCTACTCCAAGGTGGTGTTTCTGGATGCGGACCTGGTCTTCACGAGCAGGTCGTGGTACGCCGACACGTCCAAGAAGTTGGCGAGTCATGACGTCGTGCAGCCCTTTTCCTCTGCCGTGTGGCTGGACATCACCTACACCAAGGCAACGCTGGAACGCTCGTCCGTCGTCTACATGAATCGCACCAAGACCTACGACCACGTCTACCACCCAGGGTTCGCGTGGGCGTTCCAGCGGTCGTGGTTTCGCAGATACGGATTCTACGAGTATGCCATCACGGGCAGCGGCGACACCCTCAGCACCGCGGCGTGGATGGGCGTTGAGTTCCCCAAGGGGTATCTCAAACCCGCATTCGTTCGTTCCTTCAATGAGTATCGCAGAATGCCGAAACCCACCATGAGCTGCACGCCGGGCAAGGTGTATCACCTGTGGCACGGGACACACAAGAACCGCAAGTATGTGGACCGACACCAAATCGTCGACGGCATCCCCGATGTCCAACGCATCGTGCGTCCCAACTGGAGCGGTGTCTTTGAGTTGAATGACAAGGTCGTTGCGGACAAACTGCTGGACTACTTCAAGGAGCGGGAAGACGACGGGGTGTAAAGTGTTTCTGGTGTAAAGGAAAATGGCTCGTCGTACTCGTGGGCGTCGGATGCGCCGCAGTCGTCGGGGTGCTGGTATGGCTGATTGGATAAGTAAATTCGGTCAACGGGCACCAGCCGCGCCCAGGGAGCCGCCTACTGCCCCGACATCATTTAGTATGGAAAATCCAATGGGCAATCCCAAGATCAAGCAGCTGGCTAAAAATGCACTGGAAGACGAAATCGCCATCTACAAGGAACAAAAGGCCAAGAACGACCCCAATGCCGCAAAGGATACTATAGCTGAAATAGAGGGAATGACATGGACGAAGGAACTCTCGGCTGCCGCGAGTGAGATAGTGAAGTATATTGTGATAGACGACGCCCGCGATAAGGAGCTATTGGTGGCTGCACTCAACAAGTTGGCCACACGGACCGCTGGTCGTCGGACCCGCCGTCGTCGCCGTCGGGCTTAAACATATTTTCTGGCATTAACGCATATCACGTTGATGGTGAAGCATCTGTGCACGCTGGCTAACCGCGTGCTTCAGACCCAGCAGACCTTGACATGTGCCATTACCCGAATTCAGCGCGGATTTCTACCCCACGAGAATGCCAGAGAAGCCCAACGACAACTCCAACAAATCGCCAAGCTCCTCCGTGAGATGGAAGAAGCCCTTCAGACCCAAAAACCCGCTTATACTCAAGTGCAAAAGGTACTTCAATGAATGACACCATTCTTATCGTTCTTCCCCTCGTTGCCACCCTCGCATGGTGCTGTCTGTGCATTGGATGTATTGCCTGTGTTCGAGATGCGGGTCGCACTCTGACGATTGAGATTCACAATCCAGTCATTACGGTTCACTCAGCGCCCGATGCTGAACCCGAGGACCCGGTGGACTTCAGTTCAAACCCAAAGTCGTCCTCCATCAGTGTCGGCTCGTGACGGCGGATAATCTCCTTCATGACATCCGGTCCACGCTCGCCCAGGATGTCGCGCAGGTACGTCTCCAGTGTCTTCTTGGACAGGGTCCAGCCGCGCTTCCACTGGTTGGGGCGCTTGACTGCAAAGGTCATCTTGGACTCCTTCAACTCAATCTTGTCGGGCAGGATGTGGTTTGCATAGACCGCTGCCAAATCCAGTTCCAGTGTGCGCTTACGATCGCGGACCTCCGCAATGTCAGCGTTCATCTCCGCGAGACGCTTCGTCGTCTGAATGTATTTGCTGAGTACGGGCTTGAGGTCCTCCATGGTTTGCTCTGTCGTCTCAAAATTAGATGTCCGTTTTTAACAATGGTGCTGCTGTTTGACGCAGATGAAATCAAGCGGTTGGCCGAGGTCTACAACAAGACCCATCGTAAGGAACAACCCATTGGAGATGCAACCCCTGCAAAGATGTGGGCAGAACTTCAACATCGTCTGCATTCCAAGTGCGCGGAAGGCACGCCCTCGTGCATCGTGTCGTCCTTGATTGAGCCCCCGAATGCGCCTGCGGACTGGGCACAGAAACGGACGGACTGGTTGTCTAGCGATGACATTGACAAGGTGGAACGGCAGTATACCAAGGTCTTTGACGGCTACTACTTTGTGGGCTGCGTGCCCATTGACTTTGACAAGAAGAACGAGTTGTCCAAGTGCATCGTGAGCACGCTGTGTTCCATGAAGCTGGACAAGCTCGCAAAGCAGGGAAAGACGCGAATTGGAATCGTATTCAATACGGACACGTCCGATGGACCGGGCGAGCACTGGATTGCTGCCTTCTGCGATATCCGTTCCGAGCTGGAGTATCCTCGCATGACCTATTTTGACTCCTACGCACAGCATCCGGAACCTGAAATCGTAGAACTGATGACGCGGTGGCAGACGCAGTGGAGTCCGGACATGCACTTGTCCTATAATGTCGTCAAGCACCAGAAGAAGGACTCGGAGTGTGGCATGTATTGCCTCTACTTTCACTGGGCATGCTTGATGAACCTTCCAATGAACAAACCCATTCCCGATGACGTTATGAACGCCTTTCGTAACCTGTTGTTCAGAATGCCCGAAAAGTAGTCGTTCCCCTACACAATGGAAGCCCTGTTGGCGGTTGGAGCCCTTGCTCTGGCTGGATACGTCATCTTTCACGAGGTCAAGACGGAGTTGCCAACGCCTGATCAAGTGCCTCGCAAGCGCCTGGCGGACTACTACGTGTCTGGCTCTGTGTATGAAGACCCTGCTGCAGTAATCGCACGTGGAAAGCGCCTGCTGGAACTGCACATTGGCGCAGACATGCAGGACCGACCGGTTGTTCTGGGCAGCGACAAGACAGAATCCAAGTTTGAACCGGTGTGTGTCGCCATTCTGAACCAAGCATTTCCGAACCGGGACCCGTTCATTCTGTCCCTGGTGTTCCATACGGACACGACGGTAACGCTCAATGCCGTCGCCAAGTCCCTCCGCGAGACGGTTCACCGCCACCTCGTCCCACCCAATCCGGAGTTAGCAGATGTCTCCGTTGACACCCTCGCGGGCAAGTTGATTCTGGTTTCAGGTCCTGAAGTTCGTGGCTCGGATTTGGAGCCGATGATCACTCTGTCATGGGGTGATTCGGGATTACGGCGTCTCGACTATGCACGTGCGTTGCATCCTCGAGAGCCCGAAGAGTTGAGGCAGTTTGCGACTCATCACATCGTCTTGGTGGTTCCCGACAAGTCCAAGGGTGTATACGCTGGAGACAATGAAATCATCCAATCGGGATGCCAGTGGAACCTTGGGGGCACTGGACGTGGATTGACTGAGCGCGTTTGATTTTCTTGCTCAACTAATAAAATGGCAAACGCTTGGCTCTCTCACGTAAAGTCCACGATGGCGACGATGAAGAAGCGGGGCACCTACAAGAAGGGTATGGGTCTGTCTCAGGTCATCAAGGAGGCGAAGAAGACCTACAAGAAGAAGGCATCCTCGGCGCCGAAGAAGACCCGCCGCCACCGCCGCCGTAGTGGCAAGGGCTTCATGGGTATGGAATAAACGTCCACACTGCATAGAGTGTAATACCCACCCAAATCATCATATACACCTGCAAACACGGCGTCGTCTCCTCACGACTCCGTTTTGGCAAGTAGAGTTCGTCCGACCACCCGACGCGTGACCTTATGATCTCGTTGTTTGGTGTATCCTCCTCCTCGTAACTTACGACATGTCTTTCCATGGTAGGTTTTCTTACTACACCCGCTCTTGTAGTAAGCCGCATGGTGCATATACCCCCTATAAGTGGGTATCTTTGAATGTATCCGTGCAGACATTGCTTTCAGCAGTCCATACATCCATTTGGTGTAGGATTTTTGCGAGTCCAGAGCAGGTTCGTGCGCCTTGACGTAGGCAGCAAACACCTTTCGTAACTCCTCAAACGGATACGCTTTTGACAGGGCGTGCATGAACGTGCGCTGGGTCGCCATGTCCGTCTCTTCGGGGTTGGATGGATAGGCGTATGCGACCGAAAACAGAAAGTCGCGACCCGGAACCTCCGTCGGCTTCATTGCCATATACTTGTCCTTGACCTGTTCAAACTTCGGGTCGTGACCAGGGTTGACAACGGTTGGGTCCTCTGCGCACTGCGTCCGCAGCTTGTCATTGACCATGTTGTGAATCTCATACAACCACTTGCCCGGATTGGTGGAGTGAAGCGGGTGTTCATGAACGAACTGCGTGGTGCTCGCACGACAGAACTTGCAGGGCAAAATGTCCTTCATCTGGTTCAGCACATCGTCGGGATGTGAAGACCGAAAGGCAATCAAGTGGAACAGCTCCCACGCACTCGGCCCCCAAAAGCGAGTGTCCATTGTGTCTAGCGAACATCTTTCTGGCTGAGCCAGGCGGCAATCTGTATCGTCATGGCTGAATCCGACACAGGATTATGGGCTTTTCCAACAGGAAACGCCCTCTTCAATGTAGTATCCAGTTCCTTCTTGATACACTCATAGGTGCCTTCCAGTTTCGCCGTGCCACATCGCTTGTTGAACTCCGGATTGTGCTTGGCAATGTCCACTACGCCAAGTGGTGCAGACCATGGAAACCCATTGGCGGCACATGCTGCCTTCATTGCCTTCAAGTCCATATCGCCCTTGACCACGACCACCGACTCACTCAACAGCTCGGCGAACTCCTTGATCCAGGACGCAGGTTTCAGATGTGCCTTGACCTTGCTGTCTGCAAAGTAAACGTCCACACTATCCGAGTTCCCCAGAAACTCACGCGCCGAACGTTCTGTTTCCTCCAAGATATCCAGTGCCTCGGCTGTCTTTTGTGTTGTCGTAGAATACTTGGACGATACGCGATTCAGCTGTCCGGCAGGAGGGGGCAATACGGCAAAGAAGGGAGCAGACCGAGTCCACACATCGTCCTTACGTGTCAAGTGGTATCCGCCAACTTCACGCGGCAGAAAGGTTTGTCCCTTGTGCCAGAACTCACAGTCAAACGCGAGCAGGGATGCGTGCTTTCCAACCAGTGTGTCTAATGCAGCACTGCGGAACTTCATTATACACTTCCCCAAAAAGAATGTGAACATGA